CTGCCGAAGCCCGTCGCTGAGTTTGTTACCCTGAGAATCGAATATACCGCGGGTGATCGCCATTTTCGCTTGCTCGCCAACGCCGCGGCTCAGCCGGGCCATCTTATAGATGGACTTGCTGCCTATGTTCACGGTACCGGTTAGCGCTTTTTCCGCCAGTCTGATCGGATTCAGGTCATCGATCATTGTTGTGTACCAGCGGTTCCAACTCGCCTTCCTATCCTTGCTGCCGCCGCCGTCGAAGTCGATAAGACCCTTGGCCTGCTCATACGGACCCTGTTCGATCCATGTTCGGATGTCGCGCTGTACGTTGGCCAGTCCCCGTTTTGTCTTCTTCGGCAGCACGCTCTCCAAATGTGCGGTGAACTCCGGCGCCAACTCACGGGCTCGGTCCGGATCCGTCAGGTAAACCCGCATGTACTCGGCGACGCCTTCTTCGAACCACTCTGATCGCGGATAGGACTGGTAATCGTGCGAACCGATTGTATCCATCATGTTCAGCAGTTCGTGTTCGTACCTCGGCTCCAACAGGTTGTATTGCTTGACGAAGTGATGTCCGATCTCATGCGCGATCGTATCGTAATCCTCTGCGTATCCGGTCCGGATTACCTCGGGTTGCGTCTTGTAAACGCCCAGAACTTGGTCGCGGGAGTACCCTGTGCGCCCGGTGTCTATGGTCACGCCAAGGTTTTTACGAATGTTCTCGATCAGCTGCACGCGGGAGATGGTCTTCTTCGGCTTGCTTTCGGCTGCCGTCGGACCCGTCGACCTGTTTCCTGCCGGCGGTGTCACGCGCGCGCGGACGGTTCCCGCCGGTAAAGCTGCTGTGGGCGGTGTAGAAGTTGCCGCGGCGGTCAACTCGGTTCCAGCAGCGGCGCGAGCCTTTACGCCTTCCGGGACTTCGGCAATGCGAACCGCGTTTTGAATCTTTTGGGCAGCCTGGCTGCGGGCTTCGTTCAGCGCCAGGTACTGTCGCAAATCGTCCGGCGTCATCGGTTGATTTGCACCGTACTTCCTGCCGAATCTCTCGTCCAGTTCTTTGATCGCCTCGTCCGCTTGCTGGTATTCACGAACAAGCGAATCAATGTCCGGGGGGACGGAAACTGCTACCTCGTCAACGAAATCCGGTTCATGCTGCCGGATGAACGACACGGTTGCCCTACGGTCATTTTCGAGCGCCGCCCGCTGCTGCTCGTAATCGGGCGCGTTCCGGTTAAGATTCGCAAGCTGCTCGTCAATGTCATCCAAGTACCTTTTCGAGGCAGAAACGAGACTCGATTCTCTGCCGACATCATCGAGCACACTTGTCGTCTCCAGCGAGCGGTTAACGATTTGCTGCGCCGCGCGGTTGCCGACGTTGGATAGCAGCCTTCCGATCCCTTGAATTGCAGCGTCTCCGGCGCCGCCGATTCCGACCGCAAGAGCGATTTCGCGCGCTCGTTCCCCGAGTGGCTGGTCATTCTGGCCGGACAATGCTTCCCCAGCCTCAATTCCGCCCTGCAGGATGCCGCCCGCTGCCGCCCCCCTAGCCGCATTCTGGACGATGCTAGAAGCATTCCGCACAAGTGGCGCTGTCAGCCTGCCGGCCGCCCTGTATGCCAGACCACCGCCGCCGGGATTAAGATAGCCGATTGCTTGGCCGATTTTGCCGCCCGTCGTGTCCTCGGCGCGCTCCGTCCGGTCCTGCATGCCGAATGCGTCGGCCAGAACCTTCGACAGGCCCATGGAAGCCGTGAGATCGAAACCGGCCAACAAGTCTCCGACGGTCCCGGGGATCTGGGTTCTTCTGCCGATTGCTCCAATCTGCTCACCGATTGTCTTATCCATCTTTCGACCACCCGGAACATGAACCGGGATAAGATCAGCAATAAAGTCGCTGGTGCTGGCGATCGCTTTGCTGAGCGGGCTGTGCTTCACCGCGGGCGTTTGGGTCGCCCGGGACTTTGCTTCTTCGGCTTCACGAAGTTTCCGCTCCTGAACGGCTTGTTTTGTGCGGTCGATCGCGTTAGCAACCCCCTTTTTGATCGCGGATCCGAAGAAATCAGACAGGATATCGACGCCCTGCGCAAGCCCTTGGAGCGTTTCGCGTTCAGCGGCGCCGGTGGCAATCCGCTGCCGCGCAACATCATATTTACTTCCGCCCGAAATGGGCTGAACAGAAACAGGAGGAGCCGCAGCCCCTCCTACATAACGTTCTGCGTATTCGTTGAATTTGGAACTGTACTTCTGGCGGTAGGCATCATACTTTGAAGTCAAATTTATCACCCCAGAATCTTCTTAATGTACTTCCTGGTCTCGGCCGGAGCGTGCGAAAGCCAGTTGTTTCCATACTTACGAACAGCTTTGTCGACGTTTCCCCCGCCCCAATTGTAGGCAGCCAGCGCTTTCGACAGGTCGCCGTCGTATTTGGCGAGCAACCCGCTGAGCATCTTGCCTGCGGCGTCCGTCGCTTGGGCCGGGTCATATGGATCGATGCCGTACCCTCGGGCCGTGGACGGCATGAACTGGAACAAACCCTGCGCGCCTTTGCTACTCTTTGCATTCGGATTCCAGCTGGATTCGGCCTGTGCCACGGCCGCGAGCAACCCTTCTGGCAATCCGTATTTCTTCGTCGCTTGATCGATCATACCGGCATACCGCGCTGGCACCTTAACGCGGTTGCCGGTTATCGATTTCCCAGATCCACCCCAGTGACCGCGCGCCACTCCTGGTTCGTGATGCCCATGCTGGCTGCGACTTGATCCGTCACCGCATCCGGAAGGCCCATCATCAGGATTTGGTTAATCATCTGGCGGCGCGCTTCCGGGTCGGACGTGATCTTCGTGCCGGTTTGTTTGCCTTCCTCGTCGTATATTGGTACCGAATACTGGCTCCTGAGCACGGACAGCGCCTGATTGGCCGTAAGCCCGTTGTAGTTGTTGCTGCCGCCGTCGGTGCCGCCACTCAAAAATCGCTGATAATCCAGCGCCGTCTGCGCCTCTTGGTTTGCAATGCTGGCGTCCTGGGCCGCCTTACGAAGCGCATATTCCAAACCAAATTGACGAACGTTCTCCTGAAACTCCCGAAGTGCCATGTCGTTTGCGAACTGCTGCTGATCCATATTAAACCGCTGTTGCTGGCCAGCAAGCGACAAAGGCGTATTCGGGTTGGCGGCCTGCCGGAACAGCCCGCCCCAATCCGACTGCGGCGTGATCTGCCGGCCGGTAAGGTCACTGACGGCGAGCGCAGCGTTCAGGTTCGCGTTTTTCTCATTCATGCGGTTGTCGATCATCTGCTGGTTCATTTGGTTGGTCAGGCCGAGCGCGTTCATGAGGTTCGCAATCTCGTCCTGTTGAGCTTGGTATGCCATCGCCTGTTCGTTGGCCCAGCGGTTGTATGCCTGCTGCACGAGTTGCGGCAGCACTTCGCTTGTCACCTGGCCGAGCGACTGCTGCTGGATTTGCGCGGCCCGGTCACCCATGACGCTACTGGTGTCGATGCCGCGGGCGTTCAGCGCAGCCATAGCGTTCCCGGTGGCGATCTTGGCGTTTTGCTGGGCCTGCTGCAGCGCCGCCTGATACTGCGGGTCGCTGTTCGGATCGTAGGTGAACGGTGTCGGCGTGTATGTCTTGTTCAGTGCGGCGTTGAACCGTTGAACGAGTTCGTTTGCTTGTTTCTGCCCCTGCTTGTACTTCAGAGTTTGATAGGCGTTGTCGAGCTGGTCCCGCGTTCCGTAGGCCATGCCGTTTTTCGTAACGGTAGGAGAGAAGAAGTCCATGCCGCCGGCCATGACCATGTTCCTGTTTTTGTCGTAGCCAATCTGGTCGTCGCTGTATCCCATATCCCGCAGATACTGCCGGGCCCAGATGTTGGCCTGGTTCGTGCTTGTGGCCATCTGAATCACCTCACTGGCAAAATAAAAAACCCACCGATTTGGTAGGCTCCTTTTACATTTTCTCGACGGCTGCAGCCGCCTGCTTCAATTTTTCAATGTTCGCTTCAATATTCGGTAATGCCTCCATGTCTCCGGCTGCTTCTGCAGCTGTGCGATCCATCTCCAATTCGAAGATTTTTGCTTCGTACAGAAGAAGACGGTTATTTTTCAACTTGTTCTTTTGTTCTTCAGTTAATCTCATATGGATGTCCCCTTTACATAATAAAAAGACGCCCGACAAGGCGCCTGTTATATTATTGCGCTGCTTCTGCAGCCTGTTTTTCCTTTTCGAGATCATTCAATTTCTGGTTAATAGTATCAAGAATCGTCTGATACTCCTTTATCGATTCCTGGTTCTTTTCAACATTTATTCCCTTTTCGACATTGTATTTAGCGGTATCAAGAGATCCTTGAACCATTTGCTTTTGGATTGTCCAATTCACAATATCCTCTTCAATCGCCTCCACTCTCCGTTTTGTGGTCTGCTCAATTGGAGTTGATTCCTGGGTTTCTTCCACGTTCGTTACGTCCTCCTTTTTTTCCAAGATGACAGTCTTGTTAACGAAAGAAGAGTCATAACCGAAAGAATCCGCTGCTACTCTTAGGGGAATGTAGGTCGTACCATCGATTGCGATGGATTTTTTTTGAAGTTCGACCCCGTCAACGAGAACCGGAAATTCTCCTTGTATTTTCACGCTTTTTCCGGCGATCGAAGTAACGGCGGCATAAGTCGGCATGGCAGAAGCAAAAAGAATTCCAGCGATAAAACTAATGATATGTTTTCGCATCAGCATCCCTCTTTCTCCATTTTCCACCAGTTTAACACTTCGAATATTATCCGCCTAGAGCCGTTACCCTTAAGTTCAAACTATTAATCTGCGATTGAAGAGAGTCGATATCTTGTTTAAGGGTTCGCCCTGTGTCGATGTTATAAACTTCACTCCAATTACGAAACTTTACATAGCCTAAAGTCGGGCTTAACAGTACATTATCTCCACTTAGTTGCAGGTTTCCTTTGCCAGCTACTGTTGCGACGACAAGGCTTTTGACACCAAGCACATTAACGGCGAATATGCGTCCTTCGGTTTCGAACGCGTGAAACTGTAATTCCGGTGAATTAATGGTTTCCTGGGCAGTCATGAGGATGTAGTCCGTATTAGACTTGTAGGCTCCAAAAAGATCGACATCAGGATCCATAACTACATATGGATAAGCACCGTTAGAACTTTGAATCCTCCAACCTGTTGTTACGCCCTTGCCGCTTTTATAAACGCGCCACGGGGCCGAATCCTTGTCCGCGCTGCCTGCCCACAGCCGAATAGGGTCCGGTGCGTCGTTGGCCGAAGACATGCCGACGTCTCCGTCCTTCGACTTCAGTTCTGTCTGGCTGACCGAATATCCACCGATTTCCCGGATGTTGATGCTGGAAATTCGTCCGGCGCCGAACCAGTTGAGATATTTCTGAATGACGCCAACGCGCTCGATCAATTCTTCGAGCGTTTCTTTTCCGGACAGATCGCTGAACTTTGGGATTTCTGCCACTGTTTATCCCCTCCTTTCTACCGAATCGGCAGCTCGATTTGGTCCCAAGACGTTTCGTAGATGGTGGCCGGACCGGTCCCGGTGATCTTTTGCCGCAGGAAGCGCGCGTTAGCCATTAGCGCAGGCGGAACCGGCATCGGGAGCATCTGCATATCAATGTTGCTGCCGAACGTTCCGGCGAGCTTCCACCCGCTGTCGGCGATCGGCTGGTCGGTAATGTAAACCTGCAGCGTACTACCGGCCGGCTTCACCGCCGTCACCCACAGGCCGCGCCACCGGATCAACTGCCCCATGGATGAGGCGCTGATCGGCTTTTGCTGCCACTCCCACGAGATGGCCGCGCCGTTGTCCGTCGTGCCTCCGATCCGAAGCACACGGCCCTGCGCATCGGCCATGTACATCGTATCGCCAACCTTCGCCATCAGAACAGCGTCGATACCGTCCCATACGTTCCAGATGCCGGTCACCGAATCCCAGACCAGGATCGTGTCCGGTGCTGTTGCATTCGCGCTCATTGGGATTGCCACGTACAGATAACGACCATCTGCCCCCATGCAGCTGGTCAGCTTCGCTGACTTATTCATGTTGTCGACGTACCACTGAACGGCTGCGCTGAACTCTTTCCGGGGCCGCGTGCCACCCGAGTAAACATAGATACCGGTCTCATCGAGAAAGTAAATCAGGCCGCCCAGGTTGACGATGCACTGGTCATTAAGCCCGCCGATGTCCTCGGCAACCGGCATGTAGGAATAGTCCTCCGAGCTCGTGCCGTACAACTCCCAGGAGGACGAAGGGAACAGCACAAACACATGCCCGGAGCCCGCGCGCAAACCAATGATCGATTCACCCTGTGGTGTGTTCTTGTCGAAGTTGCCGCCGTCCGCCGGCGTTTGCTCGACCAGGTTCCAGTTGTCGGCGATACCGATTGGCGAGAAGTAAAGTTTCAGTCCGACGGCGCAGTACAAGCGGTTGTCGTGCGTCTCGATGAAGTTAGCACCAGCCGGGGCTGTCGGAACGTTGCTTACGGTGCTGCCGTCGTATCGTTTCATCGGATCGACGCCGTTCGTTGCGATCAGATTCACGTCTCCGAGGTTACCTTTGAAGTTGCAGAACGACCAGACTGCCGAAGTGTTCAGCCCGCTAGCCAGCGGCGTCGACCATGTCGAACCTGTCCACTTCCGCCATGTACCATCGTTGAAAATGGCGTGTAACTCCGATTCCTTCCATGCCCCGAGGCCGAGCACGCGGGTTCCGATTGCTCCGCCTAAAACAGAAAACCCCGGCCGCACGGTCAGGGCTGGGGCGTTTGTACTTATGAAGTTGCGGGCCAGAGGGGACAGCCGCGGGTCGAGCGAGAATGGGTCACGCTTGTCCACCCCGAGGAATTCACGCTGCGTGTGCGTTGGCTTCTTTGGTGAAATGCGGGGCCAGTAGTTTAACATGTTATCATCTCTCGCCTTTCTAAAAAATGTTATTCGATTGACAATAATATACATCGATCATATTATCAATTAGACAAGACTTCCGGATTAAAGGTGATAAAATGGTAAATATTTTGTACTTTTCTTTGTTAATCATATGGGCCGTAGGTGTAACTTACAGTATACCCGGATTCGCTATTTTCGGATTTTCCATTTTGTTTTTCGTGTACGCCTATAGAAAATTTAAAAAGAAGTCGAACAAGACCACCGCTTTAGTGCAAATCATGTGCTATAGCATACCGTTATCATGGCGTAATGTTTTCGGTGGCGATTACGGAGAACTACCGATTGCCTGGTTTTACTTATTTGGCCTGCTTCTCATAATTCATTTGCTTTCGATGAAGAAAGACATAAAACTAAACCGGTCAATGTTTACGCTTGGTCTCATTATTTTTTTTGTAATACTATTTTCGATCATCCCCTTATTGATCACAAACTCGAATTATTTTAGTCAAGGACTGAGTCAGTTTATTATTTTGTCTTTTCACAGCATTATTGTGCTTGTTGCTCTCCTTAAAGGAAGAGTGATAAGTGAAACTAATCTACTGTACATTGAAAAAAGTTACATAAAGGCTGGACTTTTCTCCAGTATAGGCATCATAGTACAGTATGTTTTATTTAAATTCGGAACAACTATTGGGGTTGTAGAGTTCTTTTTAAACCGACAGTCTTTTTACTTTCTATTTTCTGAACCTAGCCATGCATCATTGTACTTAGTAACAACCGCTTTCTTATCGATTCAGCTATTAAGTAATCAAAAGTCCAAAATTAAATCATGGTTAACTCCAATCATCATTTTAATTGGTGCTGCGATTACATCAGCCCGCACAGGATTAGTCGTATTTTTTGCTTTATACATGATGTATATTTTCGTTGGACAAAAAGGTGTAACTCGTAAATTAGTTTCTGCTTTTCTTGGTGTAGTTGGTTTATTCGGTGCCTATAGTCTTTACACATCAGTTCGGCAACAATCCGGTATTAAAGATATTCTTTTCTCCACATCAGAGAGAGATGTTGGTTATGAGATTGCAATCAATATGTTTAAGGAAAAACCATTATTGGGTTACGGATTTAGCAGAGACTATATTTCTTCGTTAATGGGCCAACCGATACCTCACTTTTCATTTTTGCAATACTTGATTCACGGAATCGTATGCATGAATCCTGGCTGATTTTGCTCACCGTGCTTGGAACTTGCTTGATTCCTGATATATTTTCGACCCGGTATATTACCTTGTTGATGGTGCTGGTCTTCCTGAAGAACAACCTCAATACTGAAGAAGTTTTTGAAAGCAGCAATCAATTATCAGGAATACAGACCGGGCGATTGACACAAGCCAAAATATTAAGCAATGCAAACTGAGAGGGTACACCCTCTCAGTTTTTTACTCCAATATATCAACTGCCCCTTCAAATTCTGGCAAAGTTTTTAAATACTCATACCCTTGTTTAATATCATTCAGGGCGTTTTCTTCCACAGATGGAACAAAACTATAAACTTCCTGAATGATCTCTGATTTTCCATCAATAAAAGCTTGACGGTCCACATAGTAATTCAAAGTGAACGTCATCGTTCCCTTATTCTTTCCACTTCTCGAATCGATTCGAGCGTAAGCCCCTTTAACCTCAATTCCTGACGGTGTTGTTATATCCTTTTGAAGAGCCAATGTAATCCCTCCTAGTTCAGGGCAACCCAGTCCGATCCGGTTGCGCCTTTGGCTTTGTACCATTTACCATTCGTTGTGTCGAGAAGTTCTTCACCCACAAAATTAGGTGTAACGGTCGGAGCTCCACTCGACGTTCGGTATCCAATTTGCCCAGATGCCACCCACGTACCTGGTGAACCTGCTGTAATGCAAACATATTCAATCGCGACTCCATTCGCAGGAATTAATGTAAATTTGTCACCTACTTCATACGCAGGATAACCAACAGCGGGTTTAGGAACTTCTGGTGCATTTACAGCCAACGGACCATTTCTCAATGTATGAATCATCTTAATGTCGTCGCTACTATTCATTGTCATTCCGTTAGATAACACTTTATGCAAAGAAATGGCAACAATATCGACGGAAGCCGGAGAATTTTGCCCGGAAGCATTGGTTATTCTAACTTTTAAATAGGCAGTATTCGCCGGAGTTTTGAATATACATGTTTCAGTATTAAGAGGGCTTTTATTTCCAGCAGACGCCCTACAAAAGTGAAGATATTCTTCCGATATCAATGTACTTCCACTATCCAAATACGATACCCGTACAAGGTAACTAATGAATGTACTGCCAACTGGATATGTGGCCCTTCCAGTAAATACAACGGCATATAATGTATTTTCTGACACAGCAACATTAGTCGCATTATCAATTGATACTGTTGAATTCGTGTTGCTTGGATTTAGTTTGAAAACACGACCAATCTCGGCGTCATTTATACGCGAAGTCATGCCTCCGACGGGTGTGTAACCCAGTTTCCAATTGGAGGAACCAGTGTTACTATAACTAACCAATAGAGGGTCAGTAAGAAGGTTTTTACTGAATGACAGAGCTCCACCAAAGTTTACAACCCCACCAATTTTAGCTGATACTGGGTTTTCCACTGTCCCAATACGGCAACTGGAATCAAAACTAGCTCCGCCCCCGTTATAACGAAGTATATTGATTTGACAAGCTGTAAAACTTGCATTCTGAATGCAGTACGAAGTAAAGGAGTTTTCCAACAATCTGACTTGATTATAAGTACCTCCGATTACCTTGATATTCTTTATGAGTGCTGATGCGTCATTAGGTTCAATGTTCAAGTGCAAAGCGCTACCTTGAGCATTGATAATCGTAATGTTTTGGCACCCTTCTACAATCGCAATATCCGATTGCGAATTGTTTTCGAACTGGCAGTTCTCGATGACAACATTTGTTGTTCCGTCCATATAAATGCCCCAAGCATTCGGTCCACCGCTCGTATGCCTGAACCCTTCAAACCTACAATTCCGTATGAAGATATTATTTTGGTTTGTTAAATCAGTTCGGTTCCACTCCAAGTCAGGTTCCAAACAATTGAAGTGGAGATTTTCGTAAACTGCGTCGCTTTTTAAACCAACAAGAACAGGATCGCCGCCGTTGTTATAAAACAGATCAATTTTAGGTCTCCCAATTCCAAATACATTTACCCCCGGTAATGCGTTAAATTTGGACAATCGATATGACTTTGTTGTTGAAGGGAATATGACCATCCCTCCAATTTCTTTTGCCGCCAGGAACGCCTTGTTTACGGCTGCTGTGTCATCATTAACACCATTTCCTCGGGCTCCAAAATCCATAACGTTGACCATGATTGTGCCCCAAACCCGCTGCGCCTCCAAAGCACTCAGCAATTGCCCCGCAATCAGCTCCGAGTTGGTCCCATAATCAACACTCATCGTCACCACTCCACCCTCATCTGAGATGGCGCCGGCTCGCGGTTAACCTTCATGAACTCCTCGATCTCGGCGTTATATTGCTGAATGAACCCGTTGGCCACGTCGAACTCCTTGTTGACCTCGGCCATGTCTTTGCAAAGCGAATAGACCAACACCATCGGGAAATCCGGGTCAAACACCGGATAGTAACCGGTCGACAGCGGCCATGTCGGTTCGACGTAGTGGAACAGCAGCAAGCCGCCCTGAATATCCTTGTCCGGCGTCGGATAAACCCCGATGTAATTCTCGTACGTGTACATAAACGGAGGCTGCCCGGTCTTGTCGTTAATGTCCTCGTATTCGAAGAATTTGCCGGCATAGATGGCCTGAAAGATTTTCGAATGGTGGAAGTTGATTGGGTACAGGAACAGCCCAGCCTGCACATCGAATACCGTCGCCGTCTTCTGGCGGTAGATCGTCCGCATGAGAAACGTTTCTCGGTTGTAAATCTTCCGCAGTTTCGAATCCACCGTCAGGCCGTTCGGATACCGCTCGTCGGCCTCCGCGATGATTTCGCCGTATGTCATTGCCACATCGTTTCACCGTCCTTATACAGAAAAAGGCAGGACATCAAAATGCCCTGCCTCGTCAGGAGTACGAATCATTATTCCGCGGGCACCGGCGGCTCCGCTTTTTTCGCTTCCGCGGTCGTCACTTCGACGATCGATGTTCCAAAAAAACGATGCTTACGCAGGAACGCGATCTTGTCTTTGTCGTTCGTGACGTACTCCCCGTTCTCGAACCGGATGTGCTCACCCGGAACCGGAACGACGATGCCGTCGACAACCGAATTGCGCGCCGGCTTGATGCACAAGACTTGATTCGGGCAGCGACTTTGAAATTTCGCCATGACTGTTTGTACCTCCTTAGCTCGTTACGCCGGTGATGACGGCGTGTTTCTCCGGATTGCGGACTTCGAGGCCCGCCTCCGTGATGTATTGGTCCTTCCGCTGGTCCTCGTCGTTCGCCTGGATGTTGGTCTCCAGCTTCGTATCGCGTCCTTGCAGCGGGCGATATTTGACGGCCTCCGGATCGATCACGATGCCGTAGCCCCCGTATACAGCGCCTTCGAGGATGTGTTGATAGTTCATGATGTTGTAAACGCCAAAAGGCGTGACGTACTTGAAGATTTCAAGGCCGTACTGCTTCGCCAGGTTGTCGACTTGGAGCCTACCAAGCGCCCAGCTGTTGATGACGGACAGCAAGCGAGCCGACGCGAGCAGGATTTTTTCCTTGCTGCCATACTTGAACACGACCTCCGAGATATTGTTGTCGAACTCCGTCTGCGTCAACTGGCCGCCGGCATCGTAGTTGTTTTTGGTCAGGAACGACAGCAGTCCGCCCGTCGTGCGCTTCGGTTTTCCGCCGCTGAGGTCCTCTTTTCGCTCACCGAAAACGAAGGCGCGGGCCATGTCAATCTTGTGCTGCACGCCTGCCTTCATTTGCTGATACGACAGGTCTTTGCCGCCGTACATCTTCGTTGCGTTTTCGGTATTCGTCACACCGAAGGGAGTTTTGAAGATCTGGGTGTAGTTGAATTTGGGCACTTCCTGCGTAGACTTAAGCTCGCGGGTACCGGAACCTTCTTGGTTGGCATTACCGATGATGACGAGCGGATCGTCATCATTGAGCGCGGCCGCCGCCGTCACGCCGTACCCGCGCACGACCGTCAGCGTATTGGTCGTCGTGTTGATGGCCGTCACCAGCAAAACCTCGCCGGTCCGCGGCACCTTGACGACATCGTTGACGGTAAAATACGAGCTGTTGTCCACCACAATGGACGTATCCGAGGGCTGATAGCCGGAAGCGTTGTTCACGGCGTCCCAGCGCGGCAGGAGATCGTCTTCCAACCATTCGAACTTCGGGTTGGTGGCCACTTCCGTGTTGCGTTTCGCGATTTTGAGGAACGACATGAACGGCTCTGCATTGGGCTGCAGCAGCGCGATCGTGTCGCTCATGTCGACAACAATTTTGTTTTGCGTGATGTTTCGGGTATCACGAGTTCCCGTTACTACTGCCATATGTGATCACTCCTTGGATTTGAATTAACCGAAGATGCCGCCGCCGGATCGTCCGGCCTCCAAGATGGCCGCCTTGATTTCGTCCGCCGGCGTCTTCAGTGTCTCTGCCTTGCGTTTTGCTCCTCCGACCGGGACAGCGACGCCTTGCTTGCTTTGTCGCGCCCGCTCGGAGTCCTGGCGGCCGGCTTGCTTGCCGCGTTCGTACGCCTTTGCCGCAGTGTCCCCGAACGCTTCTTGAGCCGCCATGCGGAGCATGCGAGGCGTCGGGTTGAATGCCAGATCGGGATTGCCGAGTTCTGCCGCAACGTCCTGGATAGCCGCCGTAAACTTCTGCATGCCCTCGTCCGTCGCAAGCTGGCGGTATTCCTTCGCCAATTCCTCAAATTGACGCCCAAGTACTTCCGTCCGGCGTTCTTCAACGAGCGGCGCAGTATGTTGCGAGACGGCGTGCTGAACGATTGCCTGGATGGTCGCAGCCGGGTTTTGGCGGAACTGAGCCCAGAACACTTCGTTCAGGTCGACCGACTGTCCTTGTCCTGTTTGTGCAGGCGCGGCCGCCGGCTGCTGCTGAGACCGCGCTTGGCGCTGCTTCGTAAATTCCCGCTGCAGATTGAGATACGCTTTGGCCAGGTCTTCCTGCGTCTTGAACTTACCGAGAATGAGGCCGTTGTCGCCTTGTCCGGCATCATCGCCCGGGGACGCATCGCCTTCATCGTCATCGGCTTGTTCGTCGTCTTGCTGCTCGCCGCCTTCGTCGGCTTCTTCGAATTCCGCGTCTTCGCGTTCTTCGAAACCTTCGGCGGCGTCGTTTTCGTTTCCGGCACTTACGGCCCCGCCCTCGTCTTGTCCGGCATCCGGGGATCCGGGAAGGGTTATCGTCTCGTCACCGAAAATGCTCATTGGGTTTTCCCCTTTCAATGTGGAATATAAAAATGCCCCCGAATAGGAGCCGTTCCACCGAAGTGGATGTGCGGGCGCGGAGTCTCACCGGGCCCGCGGTTTTTAATTTTCTGCGGTAACTACTACTCAGATTCGACAACAACCGGCTTTTTACGGTACCTCGCCACCCTCTTCCACCTCCTCCCTGATCGTTTGTTCAACATGCGAAAGCACCGCAGTAAGCGCCCTTATCGCCCCGCGATGCTGTTGCACCTCGTCCCATGTTTTGCAGTCTTCCAGACGCCCGCGGTGGTAGTCCAGCGATCGATGAATTTCCGCCTCGATGATAGCCCAACCCTCCGTCTGCGTCGTATAACGCACGGCCTGAGCTTCGGTCATACGGCACCCCCGATGGCGCCGGACATCTGCAGCCCTTGTTCCTGCATCGCCGCCGTGTTAAGCGCGCCGCCGGCCGGAGGAACGGAAGGAATGGACGGTGGCGACGCTGCCTGCTGCTGCATAACCGTCTGTAGGACGGCCTGCAACTGTGGCGGCAGCGTTGAGATAAACTGCTGCACCGCCATTTGCTGGATGCTACCGGCAAGCTCGTCATCGGTCGGCAGCAGGTCGTCCGTGTCCTGAATGTCGAAGGACTCGAACACCTTCTGGAGAAGATTGCGGCGCTTATTGGGGAACTGCTGATAAAACGGATCGGATGCTACAATCCGGTACAGTTCCACCATTCTCTGTTTGAATGCCTCTTTGTTGGCCAGCGGCTCCACGTTGCTGCCGGACGCGATGATGTGAAACTCGCCCTGAATATCCTCCGGCGTTATGATCGGCCATTGACTTTCGTCCTGATCGAACAACGGTAGCACGCGGATGTCGGCAATGAACTGCTGGTTGAGCTGCACCATCTTGCGGGCGACACCGAGCAGTAGGCGCTTTTCCACTGAACTGATGATCATCTTGAACCGGATCGACGCGTTGTTGTCCCGCGTCATCGCTTCAGTGGCCGTTCCACCGCTGGCCGCACCCATAACGATGTCGTGCGCGCCGACCGCGTCACGGATGTCCTGCTTGATCATGGCCTCCTGGTTAAAAGAACCCGCCAGCGCGCCGTCAGGAGCGTCCAGCGTTTCAAGGTCGTCCATTTTCTCGACATCGATGACTCCACCCTGTCGCCATACCAACTGATTCGGATCGATGTTTGCCCCGCGACGCTTCTTGAACATCCGTCGCATACTCATGGAACGGTAATCGATCCGCTGGTTACGCTCGGCGTTGAGTTCGTCGCCCAAGTCCTGGGTGATTTCCATGATGCCGATGCCGTAGAACTCCCCGGGAACGCCGCAGTATACGTCCTTGTCGTACGGCTTTTTCTTATGCCAGTACGGATTCGGTCCTTCTGCGACCACCTGACAGCGGTTCAGGATCATGACGCGCAGATCGTCTTCCCAATAGTAGGTTAGGCGGTAAAGATCGTCATCGTGGCCGTTGTCGTCCTGGTCGTCTACCGACGGGAGACCGATCGACGTCATGCGATAATTGCGCGCTTCATTGACCTGGGAATCCTTCGACAGCCGTTTCCAATCAACCCGGATTACCCCCTGTTCTTCCAACGCCTCGAGTTCGCGCTTCGAGACGTATACGTCATGGCCGCAATAGCGAGCGTCGTCGATGTCCGTCGCGTTCGGATCCACAAAAAAGAGGCCCAGATCCACGAATCTGACCTCCGGATCGTCGTATTCTTTGACGCTGACAGACACTTCTTGGAAGTCTGTGACGATTTCACCGCTAACAATCATCGGAAGTTCCTCGCCGGTTTCTGGGTCAAATTCGCCAGACATTACCGGCCGCCGTTCTCGTCGTATTACTTCGCGTTCCCGCAGCCGCCAGCCGGTATAAGCCACGGCCGTACCGTAGATGCACATGCCCTTAAGGCCGTCCGCGAAAATGTCCTGGATGTCCATCGGGACGTTCATTTGATAATCGACGAGCGTTTCCATATTCTTGGCAGCGTCTTCCCATGGCTTGATTTTCGCCTTCACCATTTCGACGAAAGACCGAACATCACCGCCGGAAGTTCCGGGAGGCAGCCCCTTCATGGTAACGTATGGGCGACCAGCGAAAAGCGTCTCGACCAGCCGCGGAAGCACCGTCTCCACCATCGTGAATTGGTACGGAATGGAAATGTTCGAGCGGTCCAGGCGCGGCTTTTTCGTCCGTGGATCGACCACCATATCCACGACGTTACGGTACCGCTTGTACCAAGCCAGCCATTTGTCGCGCCAGACCGCATCGCGCTTTTGTTCGGCGTATTCGATTCGCTGCAGGTACTTTGTCAGGTTTTTCTGCGATTGTTTGGCCAACGTGCCTTACCTCCCCTCTGCGAGTTTGTCTTTAATCTGCGTCAGATCGATTTTGATCAAGTCGGCAAATTTGGCGTTAGCTTCTGTTTGCTGCTGGATGATCTGCCGGTACTCCTGTTCGCGAGCGCGGTTCTCGTTCATCGTGAATGCCAGAAGCGCGACGAACAGAGCCGCGAAGATGCCGTGTTTCAAAGCCTTATCCCAATCAAGTTTCATTTTCGGCTACCCTCCTTACCATCCCGTCCTTCCGAAAGCTGGCTCATAATCTGGGTCGTAATCGATTTGTTCCGGAGCCAGTTGCATCGACTGCTGGCCACGCGCTTGGTGCGCGATCGCCAGCGCCATAATGAGGTCGTCGTGCTTGCCGGGCGCTGCCTCAGGTTTGCCAGTGGGCCCGCGAACGAACGACAGCATCTCGTAGAGCGTCGGCAGATCGTTGATCAGATGGATCGACTCCCGAACGATCGCCACGAGTTCCGCAATGATGACCGGCCGTGTCACGGGCGTCGTTTTAAAGCCATGCTTGCTCTGCTCAGGCTCGTTGTAATCGTCGATCTGCTCGCGCCGGTATTGGTGCCAGTATCCGAGGCGTTCAAGCTCCTTGACCGGGTGCAAGTCAAAGTTGACCTCGATCGCCGCAAGCGCGCCGTTATAGAAGCGGCAGAAGCAGTACATCTGCTTGGCGAACAAATCCGTGTCGCTGTGCCCATGCCAGACGGCCACCTGCTCGCCGGTGATATTGTCCAGCATCTGGCCGGCGCTGTAGTCCTTGCCGCCCTCCGAGGTGTCCCCGCCGAGCACGTACGGGCGTCGCGGCTCAGGATGTTTGTAGATGGTGACGACGCCGTTCGGATCCGGCACAAAGCTAATGCTGCTGTCGACGATCATCTGGTCCTTGTATTTGAAAACGAAGTTCCCGCGCACAGGCAGTTCGTCCGGGCGCATCGTCGCCCGCTTGGTCTCCAGGAATTCGATGCGCGCCATAACCTTCCGTGTATCGAATACCGGCGTGCCGGTCATCAGGAACGCCTCGAGGTCGTTGGCCGGATACTCCTGCTTGAACGCGTCCTCCTTGCTCATGTCCGGCTTGCTCGGCATCTCGCTGATCTTCCAGCGGCGCCATTTGAGTTGCGCGTCATCGACGCCATATTTCGAGATCAGTTCGCGCTCATCTTCGTCGTATTCCAGCGTTTCCCCCGGAGCGAGTTCGAGGCGATACTCCGGGTGTTGGAACCAGGCATAGAAGTGCGCCTTCCACGTGTTCTTTCCGCGCTTGGCGTCCTCGTACGTCTGGTGGTAGTAGTTGCCGACGCCGTTGGCCGTGCTCTCGATCACGACTTCGCCGTCCGGCGGAACAGCCTGCAGAAGTCCGGTCATGAGTTCTTCCGGGTTAGGCCAGAACGCGACCTCCGAACACAGGAGATAGTTGATCGTCTGCCCGCGGCCGAAACTGCTGGATCCAGCGGTACCGACGTAAATCCGGCTGTTGTTTCCGGCGAAGTAGTATTCCTTCCGGTTGCCGTATTTTGGCTTATTTTTGCCGTTGTTGAGCTGCTCCTTCTTCGCTTCCGGAAGCCGCTCGTACATAAGCTGGACCGTCTGGAAAAGCTTCTGCGTGCTGTCCGCATCGTGCGCCACGACGACCGCCGTGACGTTTTCCTCATTTATGACGCACTCAAAAAACCTCGCGAGCGTCAGGGTCGAAAACCCAAGCTGGCGAGGTTTGAGAATGATGTCGCGCTTCGTCTTCGCATCCCAATACATGGACTGTATCGGATTGAAGCGCAGCGGCACGACCTGTTTGGTTTTGGTACGGATGTATAGTCGCTCTTCGATGTACTTGCGCGGTTCCCGCACCCATTTCGGGGTGTTCTTGACTTTGGCCTGTTCCTTTATCCGGTCGTGGATCTTGGCGAGAAGCACATGTAGCGCACCTCCTTTGCGATCATAGGAAGGTTTTTATCTTTATTTGTCGAATATTTCCATAAGGGGAGGTGATTCGACATGCCATCTACCGGTGAAAAACCAGGCAAGGGAACCTATGTCTGCACAGATTGCGGCCAAACTGTTGTTCTTGACGATGATTCCGACAAGCTTCCGCCTTGCCCGAAATGCGATAACACAGAATATCGGTAAGTAGAATGTAGGACCACTGACGAAAACCTCTTCGTCAGTGGTTTCATCCCTCTTCGTACCCCCTCAGTTCCTTTTGCTGCTCCACGATCCGCTGCATGCGCGGATTTGCCGCTATCTTCTGTTCAGCGATCTCGTAAGCCTCTGGACTGGCCTCGCGAAAAATTTCCATGAACAGCTGCAGGTATTCCTGAATCAGGTTGAACTCGAACGCCTTTTCCCGCAGCGAAGCCATGAACCGCGCGTTTTCCCGGATCTCCCGGTTGAGCACCGCCATGTTCCCGATGTTGCGGCGTAGCTCCAGCGTGAACGCAAGACCCCAATGGTCCAGCGTCGTTGTGTCGGTGCCCTCTTGACGAAGCAGGTCATGCAACTGCTGCATGCGCCTTTCGAAGTTTTCCGGGAGCGACGATATCCACTCGAACCTCTCGGCCAGCGCCGCCGTCGTCCGATACTGCAGCTCGATAAGGTCGATGTCGCGGTCTACGAGGCGCTGCACGCGTTCCGGGACGGATTTGACCGCCTGTTCGCGGCGCTTGTCCGGCGGCTTGGCCGATGCTTTCGCAGGCGCCATCATGACGCTAGCGCTGCCTTCCATGGCCTCGATGTACCGGCGCACGGCCATGTTGCTGATCGGTTGCTTGGCGGCCTTGCTGCATTCCTCGGCGATCTGCTGCGGGTTTTTGCCTTCCAGGAGTCCGGCGGCGACGATGCTCTGCAACCCGAGTGCTTCGATCTTCATCGGTTTAGCCACGAATTGCAGCCCCCCTTTCCGCTTAACGTTAAGCCGTGAAAAAAACGTTAATTCTTCGTGGTGAGTAATCGTTAAAAAAGCGAAGAACCCGCGTCACGTAAGGCTTCACGGGTTAACGTTAAAAAATAACGTTACACCAATAGGTGGCGTTCGTAAGGTAAAAAAATAATCCCTCGCCACCGTTTAGTGGGAGGGAAAAATCGATCAAAGGAAATCGAAAAGGTCACCTTGAAAAAGCATACTCCGAATCTTCTTCTCTGCCGCCTCGACAAAACTCTGAACACTCCCTTTCTGCACTCCAATCAGTTCGGCCACTTCTGAGTACGACAATCCGCCTCCAACCACCATCGTATACGCCTCGCGCTCACGGTTCGTAAGCTTGGCCAGAACATTTTCGATGCGCTGTCGGTCCTCATCGGTCACACTGGACGCCTGCACGGCTCCTCCGGCGCTCCTGTGCCCGATGTAAGCCTGCAAGACGATCGGGTCCACCGGACGCTCTCGTTGGTACGCTGCGCGCCTCTCGATGCCCCGGCGGTTCCCCGGCCGCCTACCTGTTTCGAGCCATTCCGCAGCGTATTCGCATTCTCCGATCATCTCGTTGATCGTCCGCCGGTCGCCTTTGTCCTTCGTGCGCGCCAGAAGCGCGCGAGCCATCCTTGCAGAGCGCCGATAGTTCTCCGCTGTCGCCGGCCCCAAATTCATCACCGTGTACCCGCCCGTCCGCGTATAAAGCTGTCCGATCGCCATTCCCGTTTCCCCCTCATCCCGTTATGGGCAATGGCCCTCCGAAGAGGGCCGTTCTTTATTTCATATCAACGACTTGCAGCGGAAACAGTTTGTCATTAACAACGTTTCTCCACTTCCACAGCACTTCTACTTTTTGTTCCAGGGTGAGTTCCGCAGTTGCTTCTCCATCCAACGGTACGTTAGCGTTCCCTTCAGCCAGTCCACCGGCGTTGACGTTGTCCTGGTCCACAGAAAATCGGTCGTCTTTGACTGCAGTGCTTTCCTCCTTCTTCGTAGGAAGCGGCAGAGGGGCTTCTCCCAGCCTCGCCAGGCCTCGATTGATTTGCTCGATGCGTTCCCGTTCCAAGCGAGCTTTCCGCTCTTCTTCGCTTTCTACCGGCAGCGTGGAGGTAAGCTTGAGGCCGCTAAGAACGCCACCGCTGGCAGAACGATTTTTGTAGGCGCGCAACATGTTCTCGAGCTCGTCGATCTGGCTCTTGAGGCTGTTTACCTGCGAAACGGCTTTATCGCGCTCCGCCTGCGCCTCTTCCATGAGCGCCACAGCATTGTCGCGCTTGGCTTCGGCGTCCGCCTGGGCTTCCTCGGACGTTTGGCGATCGATTTCGGCTTTCTTCAGCGCGTCTTTAGTCGAATCCAGCTGGGCTTGCAGCGATTCAACCAGCTGCGCGAGGTTTTGGCGCTCAGTTTCCGCCGCCTCCAGCTTGGCTTGATACTCTTCCTGGATCTGCGCGATATAATCGTTACCGGCCGCAAACGCCTGCTCGTACGCCTGCTGGATGAGCGAAATGATTTCGTCGTTGGCACCGGACACGCCCCACAGCGCGTCGTAGTCCTGCGGCAGCTCGACGGTGGCGACCGTGGCGGCTTGTTGCTCGAGGCGGTCGATCTCGGCGATCTGGGCGGCCAGGCGCGCCTGTTCCTGCTCGATGACCGTGATTCGGAATTTGTCATCGATCGGATTGAGTGCTGCCTTTTCCGTCTCCAATTCCTCGTATTTGGCCTGCAAAGTTTGCTTGTCCATACAGATCGTTCCCCTTATAATTGGATTGACGGGGCCTCTTATAAGGGGCTTTTTTTATTTATCCGTGAAGGATCATGTCGGCGATCTCACCCATGGTTCGGTTCCTCCAGTCCGGCGAGTCTCACAAGTTCCGCCTTCGCGTTTGCCGCAAGTTCCCAACATTCGTTAGACTGCGGTTTTTCGTCCAAAGCGGCGGCGTTTACGTATGCTCGATACCGCTCCATCGCAAGCCGCCACTCCAGCACCTTACGGGCGACTTCCTGCGGGGATTCGGTGATTTTGATTACCCAACCGCGTTTAGTAGTGATTTCCGTAAATCCATAACATTCTTCGATGCTTTCTATAGATTCAACTTCAATGATGATTTGTTTCTTATTGCCTTCAGAATCAATTTTCGTCAACCGTATCATGCGTCCTCATCTCCTTCCGGCGCGTTGATGCTGGGGATGGTGATTACATTAGGTGATATTTGATCGAATCTATAATCGATTTCATGTCCGTACATTTTCACAACCTTTTCAATCGCCTCACAAATATCGCATTCGCGATAATCCCGTTCACCCGTCGCAAAGATGTTGTTGTAATGCTCTTCAAAAAGTCGTTGTACGTCAGGAGGGCAATATTCCCTCACCCGTTCCGCCCCGGTTGGTTCGGTCATCGACCGCGTGCTGCTGATGATGGGGCCTTTTGTATTCCGGACGTTCATTCGTTCCCATCTCCTTTCATAACATCCACCACGATGCCTTCTTCAGAATATCTCCCGGGAATATGGTCATCAGGTGTGGCGTTTTTGTGCTGGTTCCTAAAATACAGTTCGCCATTTTTGTAACGTTCGACTTTGTACTGAACACCGTGAAACTCCCAAGTGTCTCCGACTTGAATATTCCTACCGTTTCGATCACGCATCGCTCTCGACTCCTTCCTCGTCCACTTTTGGTAAAGGCAATCCGTAATGAGCAAGGAGCACAAGTTGTATGCCTTCCCAACTTGGACAATCCTCGTATCCTTCTATCTTATTTTGAATTTCGTCTAAATACCTTGGAGATAACGTCCATCCGGACTGACGTTCAGCTTCGTCCGCAAGCGGTAATTCCATGCACCGCTGCGCCCCGGCTGGTTCGGTTGTGGTGGAGAGGGCTTCAAAAGATATTTTCTTGGCCTTATCAATCCATTCCATGAAAAATCCTAATTTAACTGGTTCACTTACTATCGCTTCCAACGCCGCCCTTAGCCGTCGAATTTTATCGTGTAACTGCGCGTTTTCACGCTGCATCACTTCGCTGATTGCTTTCCATTCTCCCTCTGCTGGGGAGGTGATGGAAAAGTCGCCGCGTACAATTCGTGCCGCCCAGGCTCTTAATTCGCCAGCAGCAGATATGTTTCCGACAGCTTCATGCACGTCTGCTTTTCCGTTCAGAGCTTTTACAATCGCTTTGCCGCTTACAGCATCACTCATGATCGGTTGCCTCCTCACCAAATGTCATAGCGGAATTCGTATTCTTCGATAATGTCCGCAAGCCGCCAAGTTTCTTCGAACATTGCTTCGCCGTCTGTTGTCTCCACCACAGCCGTTCCGGCCGGAATATCGATAGATTTGAGCAAAACATCTCGCTTCTGCCCTTGTTTATGTCTGAGGTAAAAAGTCATTCCCGATCCTCTCCTTATTCCCTTATGGGGTGATGGGGGAGGATGTTTGTCCTCCCTTAGAATAGTGTCAATTGCCTGCCGGCGTGTTCGGCTGCGACTGGGTTGATCCAGAGGACTTCGGTAGCGATTTTCCCTGCTTGAGCGAGAACGTCTTTTCTCTCACAATGCCAATGGCTCAACCTTTTGAGATACAATGGATGCTCGTATCCAGATAAAAGAACAGGCCCGGGATGAGCGTCTAATGCATTGAGCAGCTCGAGGTGTTCGTTTTCATCCATTTCATTTTTGTAGACCTTCCCTGTTCGCGTAGAAAGAAGATATGGCGGATCCGCGTAGATCAATGTTTCAGTTGAACGATATTCCTTGATAAGTTCCAACGCCGGTTTCTGTTCAATTTGTGCACCCTTTAACCGATCCGTAACAATCATCAGGCGCTCCGGCAACATGTCCCATAGCTTGATTAGACTTGGCGAATTGGCATCATGGTTATTTCTCCATCCGGTTCTGTTGCTTAGTTTTGCACCCATCGCCATCCAGCACCGCACCAAGAACCTTCTCGCCCTCTCTAGCTCGTCCGCCCCCTCCATGTCGTATGAGGCGTAATATTCCTCCCGGCTGTACGGCGTCCAATAGACCAAGCGTGCAAGCTCGTCCGGACGATCCCTGATCACTCGGAACAGATTGACCACGTCACCGTCCAGGTCGTTGATTGTCTCAAGCGGGGAGGGCTCCTTGTTGAAGAACACGGCCCCGCTGCCGAAGAACGGCTCAAGGTACGTCTTATGCGGCGGCATATGGTCAATGATCCATTCAGCCATGTTCCACTTGCTGCCTGGGTAGTGTAAAATGCGCGGGGCGGTCATGCGGCATCTCTCCTCAACCAATCATCAATCACCCGAATTGCGTACATGATCGGATAAATTTGCAACGGATTCACCGCGTTACCCAGCGCCTTCAGACGTGCCGACCGGTTCTTGACGCCCGTCGCCACACGCGGCGGTTCCCAAGTATGCTGCGGCTGCCCCATGAGTGCCGGTTGCGGATATTGAGCGATAAACTCGGCGAGAGCATCCAGCGGGTTCACACCTCCGTCCAACCAATTGGAAAGTTCATGAGCGCTTCCACCCATTCCGGGTTGAGTTGGCCGGTTTCCCCCGAACGAATCACCGCCCCGGGGACTGTGTCCCGGTCCGATTGAGACGGCGGAAGCATTGCATTCTTCGCGTCCTGCGCCGCTGGCGTGGGCCACATCTTCACTATTCCCGGCAGCCCATTCCTCGGATCGTCCGATATATTCCCACGCTTCTCCGCATCGTTCGCCCGGGGCGTCGGCCAAAATTTCACCGCTCGAACAAGTCCTTCGTGTGTCGGAGACGATCTTTTTCTGTCCTTGTTCTGCAGTGGTAGATTCGCTGCTGACGTTGCATCGAATGTCCTCGGTGTAGGCCACAATGAACACCCTGTCTCGTCTATGACTGGCACCGACGGCCGCAGCTGGAATAATAAACACTTGCGCGGCGTAGCCCGCCCCTCCCAGGTCAGTAAGCACATCGTCGAGCCCCAAAGTGACGTGCCCAGCAACATTTTCGCCAACAAACCAACGGGGCCGGATTTCCGATAAGATTCGCTTAACTTCTGGCCAGAGGTGGCGGTCATCTTCCGTGCCTCGTCGCTGCCCGGCGACACTGAAAGGCTGGCAAGGGTATCCGGCGGAAATAAGGTCAATTGCTCGACCGTCTCCGATAATGCCAAGTCGCTCCAACTCCTTTCGCGTAAAATCATGAACATCGTCGATGATCGGCACGTCCGGCCAGTGTTTGCGGAGGACGCGCTGCGGGAACGGTTCGCGCTCGCAAAAGCACACCGTCTCCATGCCCGCCCAATGGGCCGCAAGATCGATCCCTCCGATGCCGGAAAAAAGTGACGCCTTACGCATTCTGTTGACCTCGTTTGCGCCACAAAGCCTGATAATACCGCAGCGTACTTAACTTGATCTTGTATTTTTCAGCGATTTCTTGGTCGCTCATCTCATCCCCTCAATCCATACAAAAATATCCCTTGCTGATCCGCTCTATGTCGTCCTCAGTGGCCGGCGAAATCAAGAACGCACGGCCACCGACGAAGATTATCGTTTCTTCCCCTTCCTTTAGTTCGAGAAGGTGATCTAGGAAGGGGAATGTTGCTGGTTTATTCATCTGATTAAGCTGCTCCTCTGTTTGCGATGATCATTTTCTTCACGCGCTTTTTGTAGACGTTCCAGAACGCTTGCAGTCTGCTAGACGCGATTCCGACTTCCTTGGCAAGATCAATCCACTTCTCGTTCTCTTCGCGGCGCCGGCGCAGCAATTCGGGGAAGTTATACGGGATGTCCGGGAATTCCGGGCGTTCTTGCAGGATGAAGTTTTCAAGTTCTTCCTTGTCCACATCCGGCTCTTCGTCCTCTGCTGCAGACTCTTGATCGTCCTGTGGTCCCGATTGTTCATCCTGGTCGTCCTGTTCTCCCGGATCGTCCGATTCTCCCGAGCCGTCAGCCTCTTCGTCGGTGAATTCGATCTGCTCGGATTCTTCGCCGTCTTGAACAAGTACGTCTTCTGGATCCGAATCAGCATCATCTGCTGGTTCGCTACGTTCGATGCGCTCCACTTCGCCGCGGGCGTTCACGGTTGCGACAAGGCCGCCGCCGGGCACCCGTTCAAAGTCCATTTCCATCTGCGGTTGTCCGAATTGGACCAAAATGCGCTCGCCACGATGTTGCGCGATTTCCGCGATTTTCGAGAACGTCGTTCCTTCCGGGATCTCAAGTACGATTTTCGTTTTCTTTCCGAGTGTGATTTGCGGGAAATCCGCCATGAATTGAACATTGCTCATTTAGCCTCTTCCTCTCATATGGGTTTGATGGTGATTTCTACTCGCGGGCGCTGCCCGTACCATTTCGAAACATGGACATCTACGATTTGGCTGTCATCCGTCCAGATCACGTTTTTCAGCGCGTCCTTGATGCCCTTCAGGTAGTTGTCCGCATCCGGCTTCGTGGTCGGGCGAATCAGACCGGATTCGGCGTCTGCCGCCTTCTTTTTGCTGAAAGACTTCGGGATCGGACGAAAAACTTTGATTTCGAGAGCCAGCGCTTCATCCAGCAGTTTCGCCGGCGCATGTTCAGAAGCGGCCAGCCGGACGTAATCCTTGTAATCGCGGGATTTCTTCGGGTCGTAAGCCATTGCTCGTCCGGCTACGACTGCAAAACGAGGTCGTCCTTGCGCGACTGGTTCACCGAAAACCGTGAAGGAAATCCCTTTCTGTTCGGTCACCGCCGTGGTCCGCATCGCTTCCACCCCAATCCCTGGCAGACCGGAAACATCCGGATGAATGCCTGGATAACCTCGCGTTCGCCGTTAAATTCCGGTCCGATCGGCCGGCCTTTGTACGTCAGCCTATACATTCCACTCACGCTCCCCTCTCGTAGCGGCCAAAAACGGCCATGAATTCGGTGTACCCTTCGCCCATTTCCTCCAACGGCAGTTCCGGGAAAGCGGCCCGCGACTCGTCCGCCGAAGGTATCCGGCCGGTCCGCATATACTGCTGTTTGAGCCATTCATACAAGTGCCATCTGTTCTGCATGCGTATGCCCCCTGTCTACGTCTACGAACCTGTTGAAATTTTTCAGGAAATACAGCTCCACTGTGCCAATCGGGCCGTTACGATTTTTCGCAATGATGAGTTCGGTGATGTTTTTCCTCTCCGTATCGCGGTTGTAATAATCATCGCGATACAAGAAGGCGATAATGTCAGCTTCCTGCTCGATTTCGCCAGATTCCCGCAGGTCCGACATCATCGGGCGCTTGTCCTGACGCTGCTCGACCGCCCGGGAAAGCTGGGCCAGGCAGATGACCGGGACGTCCAATTCCTTGGCCATGTCCTTCAGGAGGCGAGCGTTTTCGCTCACAGCCTCGTATCGGTTCATCCTCGGATCCGGCGCCCGGATCTTGCCGAGATAATCGATCAAGACCAGCGACAGCCCGCGCTCGCGCTTAATCTTCCGCGCCTTGGCCTTAATCTCGTTGACCGTCAAGCCCGGCTGCTCGTCAATAACCAGGTTCGCTTCAGATAGACGGCTCATAGCCAGCGTGTACTTTTCCCACTCGTCGTCGCTGATGAGCCCCGAGTTGAGTTTCGAGAGGTCAATCAGCGATTGGTTTGCCATCGCCCTGCCCGCCAGCTGACGAGCCGATTGTTCCAGGCTGAAAAAGGCGGTCGGTTCCCCGGGGCCTTCCGGGGTCAAGCTCACGTTAAGCGCAATCTGTTGCCCGAGCGTGGTCTTGCCCATCGATGGCCGCGCGCCGATGATGATCAGGTCCGCCCGCTGCAGGCCGGATGTGATTGCGTCGAGGTCCCGGAATCCCGTAGGGATGCCGCTGACGCCGCCGTCGCTGCTGTAGTACACCTTCTCAAACTGTTCGTGAAACCGTATGACGGCTTCTTTCATCGTGAGCAATGTATCCGTCCGGGCCGTTGCTTCGTTCAGGCGCGCGAGGTTCAGTTCGGCTTTGCTGATCGCCGCCCGGATTTCGTCCTGCTCCCGCAGCGTCGTGGCCTTAACGAGTTCTTCGCCGATCTTGCCGGCCGATCGGAGCATGGCCAAGTCTTTCAGCCGTTCGCAATATTTCTCGATGTCCGCGGTCGAAAAAACCGAATGTGCCGCCTCGACGATACTGCTCAGCGATATGTTCTGTTCGGCCAGGCTCGGCGCGATCAGCTGCAGATCGACGCTCGTTTCGTCCTCGCTCCACGCCTCGATGATCTTCTCGTAAATCCGCATGTGCGAGCGGTGGTAAAAGTATTTCGGCTTCACGATTTCGATCACGTCCGCGATGCACTCCGGATCGCTGATCATCGCGCCAAGGATATGCAACTCGAGTCGAGTGTCAAAGGGCGGTTGATAATCAAGTTCCATGCTGTACGGTCTCCTCTGCACGTTGTCGCAGTCTTTCTTGCTTTTCGCGAATCAGGCGCTGCTGCCGTTCGATAAATTCCCGCGTCTGATCTGCGGATGGCGTTGGCGGTCCGGTTGTCCGGGACGTGCCGCTTTCTGCCGGGGCCGCCGGTGGCGCTTGTCCGTTTGGTGGCTTACCGGGGCCACCGCGTTCCTGGAATCCTTTCAGCACGCCGTTGATATACTTGAGCGTTCGCACTTTGGCGCGAACTGCTTCTCGCATTGCTTCCAGCAACCATTCACCGCCGTAGGTGTCAAACATGTCGGAAAGATCTTCGACCTCGAATTGCGTCACCTTGTTGTCTTCGGTGAAGTGCTCTTCGTAGATCCGATAGATTTTCCCGAATGAAAAATCTTCGGTTGTGACAACGGCTGAAGCAGCGGCCCCGGTATAGCACGTATTATCTCTAGTACTACTACTGTTTTTAATACTGTCTTTAAATATGTCTTTAGAAACCCCGGAAGCCGCGTCATTACTCGGATTATCAAGGGTCGATGTTCCCGTTTTGGGAACTTTTTCGGAAAAAATGTTCCCGTTTTGGGAACCCTCTTGTTCCCGTTTTGGGAACATTTCGGACTCCTCTTCATCAAAAAGTTCCTGTTTCGGGAACTTTTTCATTCCCTTTTTGGGAACTTTTTCATTCCCGTTTTGGGAACTTTTTTGCATATTCAGATGGAGGAGTTCGTCGAATTTGAACTCTTTCCACCCCTTCACCGGAGACACTTGCCATTGCTCATGATCCTTGTTTACCTCGAACGTCTTCTCCTCTCGATCCCAAAAAATCACTCTGCAGGATTCGAGATACTGGAGTTCCTCTTTGATGTGGTTCCTGCCGATTCCGCACAGTTCGAAGTAAACCAGCTTAGGGATGTAGGCCGTTTTCTTCTGGCATCCGTAGGACAATCGCCATATGAAGTCGATAATGTCCTTCTGGCGCTTGGAGAAGTCCCGACGGATGACCTCGTCCCAAAGCTCATTTGCAATTCGTATGAACCCATTGCCTGTTTGCGGGCTGGCCATCCGTCTGACACCTCCTACGCAGGGATAACGCGAATACTTCCGGTCTCACGATGCATGATGTGCAGCTCATTCGGAAGGCTTTTTACGACCAGCCAGTTATCCGGATTGAGCTGGACATACCGGATCGCTTCCTTCTGGCGGCGTGTAGGCTTTTTGCCGTTTTTCATGGTCATTCACCCCGTGTTCCGCTCTTCATAGCGGTTATCGGTTCCAAAGAGGATAGCGTGCTCAGGGGACCAAGGAGGAGGGCCAAACTTGTTCAGATAGCCCAGGCGGTTGATGTATGGTTCCACGCTATCTTCAAGGTGCAGGGCCATCAGAAGTTCCCATGTGGCCCTGACGTCGTTCAGCGCGCGGTGAGCGCCTTGCAGCTCGATTCCGTATCGTTCGCACATGTCCGACAGCTTATGGGGGTAAACATGACGTTCGCGGCTGATTGTAAGGGTATCGATGAATGGATTCCGAAATGTCTTTCCGCCGATTCGCTGCATCGCCCAATGCAGGAACTGAAGGTCAAAGGCCGCGTTGTGCGCGACCAGTAGGCTGTCTCCCATGATGTTCCGCAGGATCTTAAAGGCGATCATCTCGTCCATCCCGCCGGCGAGCATCTCCGGCCGGATGCCGGTCAGTTCGGTGATCTTCGGCGGCAGTTCGCGGTCTTCCAGCCGGACCAGCGTCTCGAATTCGGTAACGATCTCGCCGTTTATCACCCGGATCGCGGCCATCTCGATGACGCGGTCTTCTTTAGCGTTCAAACCAGACGTTTCGAAATCGAATACGGTGACGTCATTCAGCAATTTATTGCCTCCTATCGCGGTCATCCCGCAGAAATATGTGCGGATACTTCGCCCGGACCACCGTGAACCCCGGGTATGCCACGGCGAAGTACCTCCTAACCTCCTGCTGAAAGGCCTGCTTGTCCGTCTTCATGAGCGCCCAGATTCGTTCTGAGATCATGGATTGGAGAAGCGGCCTTCCGTACTCATCGGGATATTTAACCTCAGTCGGCATTCATTGCCGCCTCGAATTCCATTTCCTCCTCAGAGGAAATCCTGGATTCAAGTTGGTGCTGGGGTTCCTCCTCGTTCGTAGCAGCTCCGTTAATCTCGATGATTTCGCCACCGGAATTAATATCCCGACGAACGGTTTCATCTCTGTCGACAGCGTCAGCCACTTCAATACTAATGGGAAGATACTTCCAACCGGCGCGGATCACGGTTTTTTTGTACATTTCCTCGGGATCCGTGAACCACGGATTGTCCGTCCTACCATACTGGATGGCGTTCTGGTAGCCGCTAGACCGGTCACGATGCTTCAGAATCTCAGAAATCGGCATGTAGAGAACGTAATGACCGCCATCCTTAAACTTGGCCACCATGTACGCGCCGCGGGCTGCTCCCGACTCTGAAATTTTTTCATCTGTCCGGATGTGCCACGGAATGTGAGTCAATTTTTCTTCCAGCCCATAAACGAGTTCCAATTTGTCGTTTTCGTAAACGACGTGTGCGGAGATGGACTGAATATGCCCGCTGCGTCGGGCGAGGTCGATCATCCCTTTGTAGCCCAAAACAAATTGGACCTCGCTGACGCCCTGCTTTTTGTTCTTGAAGGGTACAAAATAGCACTGGCCGAGAATCCCCGGTTCCAGTCCGAGTTGGGCGGCTTGCATAACGGCAGCCATAAGAGAGGGGACGGTACATTCCAATAGCTTCGGGTTCGTTCGGATCGTCGTCAGCGCGATACGGCTCAGGCGGTCGATGCTCATATGTTTGGGAAGAGCCTCGGCGATCTGGCTTTTCATTTTTTCCATATAGGCCCCGATCGTCTGGGCCGGAGTCGGGGCCGGCTTATTGTTATTTGCCGGCGTTTGGTTCTGCAATTTGTTCGCCAGTTCGGTATTGGAACGGCTCGTATTTGCTGCTGCCATCAGGTGGACCTCCTCACTTAATCAGGAACCGCCGGACCGTGGTGGTCTTAGCGAATTCCTCGTAGATTTCCGGCCTCTCGGCCTTAAGGCGTTTCGTATCGAGCGACGTCGTTTCGTTCGACTTCCAGGTCGCGACCTTCTCGCCGTTGAACAGGATCGTTTCTGCGTCGCCGGCAGCCGCCTTGATAAAGTTCTTGGCTGCCTCGAGCCGGGCTTCGGCTGCCTTCGCCGCCTCCTGAGCTTCCCGGAGTTCCTTCACTCGATCGGCCATATCAGGAGGCAACGCCACGATGCTGTCCGGTTTGCTGGTCGGGTAAAGGTAACTCAGTAGGTCCGTCGAAGCCTTGCTGCCGTCGATCATCGGCGGGATTCTTTTCAGAACATGCTCATTCCAGAAGTGCTTTTCGATTTCGATCAGGTACTTTACAATGCGCTCATCGCGTTCCACGTACCGATGCTCGAACCGGTTACCGCCAATCAGCACCGCGAAGTGGCCGTAATCAAGGCCAAGGACGGCCATGTAATGCTGAAGCTGGATCGCATAATTGTCAGGGATCCGACCATCTTCCCAGTCGCCCGCTTTGTAGGCGCTCGCCGTTTTCACTTCCAGGATGCCTCGACGCTTATTACCGTCCGTCACCAGTCGGTCGACGTTACCGATCATGAAGTGATGCTCTGGATGCCGGTACATTTTGTTGGTCCGCTGAACTTTCAAACCGGTTCGAAGCGCAAACTCCTTCGCCACAACGTCCTCGAGGACGTTCCCCCAATATGCGGCCTCTCCAGCCTCTTCCGGCTCCATCTGGCCCGTCTTTTCCAGGAACACTGCCACCGCCGATTTGTAGGGGTTCATGCCGGCAACAGCGGCCGCGTCGGAACCGCCGATCCCGCGCTTGCGGAGTTTCAGCCAGGCATCCCGATCAAGGCCCTTTGTGACGGCTGCCACGCTCATTGCCATCGATGATTCACCGTCCCTCTTGAATTTCAGGCCGCCACCGTGCTAAGATGGCGGCATAGGATTAATGCCGATGACCCGTTGCCGCGGGTCATTTTTCGTTGCTGTGGATCAAAACCAAATGCAATTCGTTGGAATACGGGTACACCTTCCTCAACTCCCGCGAAAACACGTTTACCTGGTTTCCGAAGTTGGTCGTCAAGTATCCGTGCAAATTCGCCGGAAAATGACGATTGTAGAAATGCCCCATGAATTTCGCGAGCGCCACTAAGAATTCCGCCGCGCTGCCGCCGTCTTCGATCAATTCCTCGGCTCTGTCGAAAGTCTCAGCGAGCAACGTTTCCAACCCCGAAAGCTCTTTCGTAGCCTTTTCCAATCCATCACCGCCTTTCGTATGTAGTTCAAGGTGGCCATGGGCCATTCTTCCATGGACTCCGTTTTCCTCCGGGCAACAGCACTCGGCTGCAATCGTGACTCAACGGCAATCATGTGGTTGTCCCACGGCCAAAGACCCGGCAGGTTTGCGTCTCTCTTCCGCCACCACCTTGGATGAGCTTGAGCCCATCTGTGAGGGGACAAGCCGCAGCTTATCCGCTCACGGGACAGGTTCAAACCTTTCGTTTCTGAGACTGCGGTATCTGCTTGCGGAGCCAGATCTCCACTTCCGTCCAGCTCCCCTGCCAAAACCGCTGCACCTTATCGTTCAGTCGAACGGTCAACATTCGATTCGCATTATCGCGTTTGATTGTGGCACCTATCTCCGAAGCCAACCGCCGCACTGCTTTTTCGGAAGCGGATTTTCTCATTTGCCCACTTCCCTTGCGACGATATGCTGTGTTAAAATGACAGCAACCAGAGTCCTTATCCGGTCTCTCAATCGCACCCGTCCCGCCAGACGGGTGCTTTTCATTTGTTCGGGCTTGTCCATCCGTTCAAGCTCCGCTATGCATCCGTTCAGGTAATCGATGGCCGCCGGCCGGATATCCGGGTCTACACGATGCGGGTGACTATGCAGCCAGTCCCGCACGTAGATCAATTCTTTCCGGCGCTGTTCCCGCTGCTTGCGAAGCTGCTCTTCGGTCAGCTTCTTCGCTTTTGGCATCAATATTCCACCCCAATCCGTTCGATTTCGGCCTCTTCCAACACGCACGAGAGGCAATAATCCTGGCCACCGTACCGGAATTTCTCACTACGGAGCGGAAGCCCGCAGCAGTCGCAACGGGGGCCGCAGAACGGTTGCTTGCTCCGGTATCGTTCTGGGTCATACCCGCCGGCGTAGGCGTCCAAGCTTTGCGTTAACGGCATTTCGACTCCCCTTCCTTCTAAGATGGATACTTTCCGTGATCGACTTCATGTTCCTCACCAGCGCCTCCAGGCTCAGCAGTTTCTTCCATCCGTCCCGGCCGGCGCCCGTGAATTCCAGGTGCATCAAGTCCATGCTGTTCGTTGCATCGCACCATTGCTTAACCAGGGTGAATCCTGGATCCTTGATGATTCCCGTTTCGATCTTCGCGACCGTGGACCGGTCGATGTGGAGTTTGGCGGCCAACTCCTGCTGAGTCAGACCAGCGCGCTCCCTGCAGGCCCTCAGCATTTCCCTAACGCTTTGTTCCGGCTTCAAACGTTTCCTCACCACCCTCCTGTTCTGAATCAGCACGGAAACCCATCTATCATGTTCGGCCCCCAGTGAGTATGATGGGTACATCAGATCGATCTTCTCGTTCCCCGCTCAGCCCGCCGTCCGATATCCCCTCACGGCGGGTATTCCCCGTTTAATGGCTGCCATATCGAGGCTCGTCGGCCTTACCGAATGGCATCACGGCCGGTAGCGCGGAGGCCGCTTCTTGTTCGAGCATCCAAGCTTCAAGCGCTTCGCGCCGGAAGAAAATCTTGGAGCGGATTTTGAAATGCGGGATTTGCTTTTTGCGGACCATGTCGTACAGGAGCCATTCCGAAATTTTAAGGAATGGTGCCGCTTCTTTGACCGTCATGCGATTTTCCATGCCCATCCTCCTATCTCGCTTCCCAAGAGCGAAGCCATTTGTCGACAGCCTGATCGAATAATGCCTTCGTCAACCTCATTTCTGACGGAGTAACAGCTTTCACCTCAACCGCCACTTTCACGAACCCAGCTGCCATTTGGCTGAGTTCAAGCAGCCGTTGCGGCGATTCGGCAACGTGATAATCTGCGCTTGCTACTGCGATTTCGTCGAGCGCTCGCTCGATGTCGTTTGGTTCCAGTTAAATCACCTCCTTTAAATGTTTCGTTTCGAAACGCTTTTGGTCAAAAAAAATCGTCCAATCCAACCCGTGTTTCTCGAAATCAAGACCGATGGCGATTTTTTTAGCCTTATCGATCCCAGGAGAGCGGTTCCCGCTTTCAATGTTTGCGTATGTGCTGCGGCGTATCCCGCATTTTTCGGCAGCTTCTTCTTGCGTCAACTCCCCTCTCAATTTTACAAGCCAGTCAAGTTTTTCTGCCATCCATAAACACCTCCTACGTTTCACTTCGCAACATCCTGCAGTTTGATTATATGTTTCGTAACGAAACATGTCAATGCAATTTGTTTCTTTTTGGAGAATTAATTTTTTGTTTCATATTGCAACGTTATAATGGAGACGAGGAGGGGTCCCATGCGACTCGTTAATTTGGAGAGAGAACGACTCAAGCGTAATTGGACACAAGAGGATGTGGCTAACAAAATCGGTGTTGCTCGATCAACATATGCTAACTGGGAAAGTGGCAAAAGAGAGCCTGATTTGGAAACAGCCGAGAAATTAGCGGACTTATTTGAGGTCTCCATTGATTACCTTATGGGACGAAAGGGCTATGAGGTAAACCAGAATACGGACAGTTTACTTAAAGAACCTGAAGTTCAGTTTATTATGCGAGCCAAGAAAGACCTCTCTCCGAAGGCATTCGAAAAAATGATGGAACTGGCCAAAAAAGCAAAAGAAATGTTCGAGGATGAAGACGACAACTAGAAGGTGAAGTTCATTGAGCAGAACTGAAGCGGCTCTTCTTCGTGCCCCAAACATTCGAACCCCTCGATTCAAATTAGCGCAAGTTGCAGCCAATTCAGTTCTTAAAGAACTTGGATTCCCGCAACCACCAATTCCTCTACACGATTTTTTCCAGCGCCGCGGTTGGCGTATTTGTTATGAAGAAATTGAAAATGTTGACGGTTTCATGGTTAAAGTCCCACGCCGGAATGGTAATAAATTTGTCGTTTTCCTATCTACTCATGGTAATTCGGCGTATGATGAAGAAACACTTCGAAGGCGCCAATATTTCACTTTGGCTCATGAACTTGGTCATATTCTTCTTCATGGTAATTTTCTTCTGAATAGTGAAGATCAAATGTACCGGGTTCCTGAGGAAGTAGCAGGAATAATGGAAGTTGAAGCCCATTGGTTTGCTTCCCGTCTATTGATGCCTAATTACGTTTTTCAAAATCTAACGGATCTGCTACCCGAACAACTAGCTGAGAAATGCCAAGTCAATTTGACACCGGCCATTAAGAGGATAAAAGGACTTGAGAAATCAATACGAAATTCGTTAATCCAGAACATCCGCCTAGATAAATGGCCAAAACTACAACATATAGAAGTCACTGGTTGGCCGAAGGAGCGACAGTTTGAAACGTGGGAATCTTATGAAGAAATAGCGGCTACCAGCGAGATCATTTATATTTGCAGCAAATGTGGACTTATACATACTGAACGGATCATATGGGACCGTTTTTGCGAGGAATGTGAAGGAGAGCTGATTAAAATTGACGGAATATTGTAAATATATTTCGTATTTCCCAAAAAATAAAGGTGGGATCACCTCGCATTATGAAAGAGAATAAATTTTGGCAATATGTCTTTGGATTATGCCTGATTACTGGATTTATATCATTTGGATATACGGCTTTTCTTTTTTCGGGCTACTTTTCATTGTTGCTTACATCCATATTTATAGGTCTTACTATTATTGGTTTAAACATTACGATGCAGGATGTGAAAAGAAAAACTGAGTCGGAAATTCATCAATTATATGAGAAAATCCGCAATAATTAACCACGCCTTCCTTCACAACCTTCCCATAGAGGTCTGGATGGATGGCGAACTCATCTGCACCGGCCTAATTCAGCGGCACACTTTGCGGGACATCGTAATCGACGGCATGCATTATTTCAAGCATGCCTTTGAGTTTCGCATTAGGAGTGAACATCATGGCGAGTTATAGAAAACGCGGAAAAAATTCTTGGCAACTTGTTCTTAATTATGGATTCGATGCGTTAGGCAATCGCATTCAACCGACCAAAACAATCCGCGTTACCGATCCGGCCATTCTGCGGGCACCAAAGCGCCTGGAAGAGCATCTCAGGGATGAAATTGCCAAATTCAAAATGGAGTATGAATTAGGAGCGAGCAAACCGGAGGCCCGAATCAGCTTCAAGCAGCTTACCGAAGAATGGCTTCGGAAGCATGTCGACGTTAATCTTGAAGAGAAAACGAAGGAGAATTATCGCTTCCAGCTGAAGCGACGCATTCTGCCTTATTTCGAAAGAAAGTGGCTTGATGAAATAAACACAAGGCATCTCAGCGATTTTCTGGTTTACCTTCGATCCCCGGAAGCCAGAAAACGCGGCGAAGGACCGCTCAAATCCGCCACGATCGTCTTTAATTACCGCGTGCTGAAGAGTATTTTTCGGTTTGCGATGGATGAGAAGTACATCAAAGAAAATCCAATGGATGGCGTTCGAAAACCGAAAGAAGACGACGTTCAGGAAATGAAAGTTTATGACGAGAAGGAAATTAAAGAGTTGATCGTGGCGCTGGAAAATGAGCCACCTCATATCCGGATCATGGTTCTGCTCGCCGTCATTGGCGGAATGCGCCGCAGTGAGATCGCCGGTCTCGAATGGCCGAACGTTGATTTAGAGAAAGGAATTATCCATGTGAAGCAAGCGATCACAATGAACATTGACGGTAAGCCTGTAATCAAAAGGCCGAAGAGCAAAAACTCGGTCCGGAGAATCTCGATTCCTGAAATGTTCGTCGAGGAATTGAAAGCCTACAAAGATGAGCAGCAGAAAAATCAGGAAGGTATCGAGTTATGGGAAGGAAGGCAGTTCTTATTCGCCCACCCCGATGGAAAGCCGGTTCATCCAAAGCGTTTGACACATTGGTGGGACAGATTCCATAAGAGACACAATTTGAAGCATATACGCTTTCATGATCTTCGGCATACCTCCGTATCCTGGTTGATCTACAAAAAAATTCATTCGGAGGCCATCGCACGGCGGGTTGGTCACAAGAACGAAAAGATGCTCCAGATTTATGGACACATATTCAAGTCGGTTGAACGGGAAGCGGCAGCAACTTTTGACGATATTTTGGCGATTCAAAAAAAAGAGAATGACTCTAAAACTGATCACAGTTTGCCTACGAGTTGATCACAGATTGATCACAATATTTTTAAAACAGAACACAAAACAACCTCACTACACATTAATAAAAACAAGAGCACGGAGGCAAAAATCTAATAAAATAAATTTATTCAAAAGATCGCAAAACATGACCAAAAGAAAAATCCCTCCTCTCCCATGAGGGCCTCGTCGCGAGACGGGGCTCGATTTTTTTATGTATTTGAACCCGAAAACCCTTGATATTGCTGCATTTTTTAGAAAAGCATTCGTTCTTGAATCGCATAAAAAATCTG